CTCGATCTCTCGGTAATTCCTCCACAGTACCTATCAATGAATCATCACCGGAAGCAACAACGAATTTCACATTTGGGTCCATCAAGTCATACACGTGACATAGACAAGCTAATGTCACTATTGTGTTTCCCAAGTATGTAAGCGCATCTCCAGTACGACGTTGGAAATCGACGTTAAAGAAAACGCCATTCTTCGAATCTGAGATTCGGGATTTTCTATGCGCATTAAACCATAAGGTTAGAAATCCGTTGGGTATACCTAAGTATTTCAGAAACCTTTCCTGGATCAAGTGATGCAACTCATTTTGACTTTTATCAAACTTCGAAAAGTCTATCTCTTTAAAATGGAAACTTGCATCAAAGGCTTCAGCATCGATGGAAAATAATTGATGGAATTTTCCGCTTGGTATAGTTATCTTATCTCTTAAGACTAACATCAAGCGGGCAGCAGCAGCCAAAAAAACTGGTGAAGATGACATCACGATATCTTTATCATGGTATGTTATGGTTGCTGGCATCGGCCGTTCTAGGTGCAGAGAATTATCTTCAACGGGCTTTAACACAGATTTAATCATGTGTTTATAGCTGTCGATGGAACGAATACCTAGAGGATCTGAATATAATTCAGGGTCGGGATTCTTACCAACTATATAGTCCTGGAAATACGAAACTTCACCCTCAGACATAAAATCTGGAAACATGCATAACTTATCAGGATCTACAACAGTTGTTAAGAGCTTATTAACCACGGAATTAGCAACAGAATTCACGTCATAAATCTGCCCCAGGTTAGGCACATTCATATTACGTTTCTTTATCGCTAATAGGGCTTCAGTTTGAGTGCCCTTACGTGTGGATAATGCACCGGTTTTAAACCGAGGTTCATAGCAGTTTTCCGAAGACTGCCAGTTGTTGAAAACGCTCAGATCGATTCGACATGGATCGACATCGAGAGATTTATCTGAGGTTTCAACCCATTCTTGAAAGTACTTATCATCAATTGAATGATGGAGCGGAAGAAACTCATCAAGAGCATTCTGGATCACTTCCGGCGATCCATGCCGAGAAAGACCAGAGAAGAAGACATCCCTTATGGTAGGAACGGGAGTGGTAGGTATCATCCTCCCCAACGTCATCCAATCATTACCTGATATGACGGCTTCATAAGGCTTCGTCAGACTTACGTCTGGAATGATTTCGACTATGTCGAGTGGCTTAGCATTATCTGAGGCTTTAAACTCAGATAGTAATGTGATTGGAGCCGCCACCGGCTTAATGTCTTCGATTTCATTCAGAGGTCCAAGTTCCTCCGGTAACATCCCCAACTCATCCAGTAATGGTGCGGGCATTTCAGACGGAATATTCTCGTCAGAGTAATAATAAAGGTCATCAATGACTGGTATGTTCTCAGAAATTAATTTGACCTCTTGGACATTCGCTACTGGTAGCGCTTCTGTTTTGGAAACAGGGAAAAATCTTAAAGCGTTGAGTCTGTCCGTAATTTCCGATAACTCACGCTCTTCGCTTAGCAACTCAAATGAGCTGTCTATGGCATCTAACTCCTCTCGGAGGTAGGCATAGTCGTCGTAAGAATCTTCATTCACGACATTCGGTATGGCCCAAGCGGGTGC